AATCCTCCTATATAATTATTTATATAGAACCTTATTTTACCATCAAGCCCCAGATATGAACTGTTTCCAAGTTATCGCATTGCGTATCTGCCAATCCCTTGCTTTAATTTGATTCATTACGGATTCGAGAAAATCAACTATACATTGAATGTAGTTTGCTTTAATCTCTGCGTGATTTAGATCTTCATCACCACCAAGAAACTCTTCCATTTCATTCTTGAGTGGTTTGATACCTTGCCATTGTGACCAACCCAAGTCATGTAATTCTTCACGAGTTAATTCGCCACGATAATAGCGGAATTTGTCTTGGCGGAGTGTGTTGTAGTCAGACTTCATTTTAGCAAGTTGTAACTTGAATCGAATGAGTTCGTTTAAATATTTTGAGTGGAGTTTTGCTGTGTTGACGGATTCTTGATCTAAATGATTGTCATCAATAACACAGTCTGCAGCCCACGATCTTTGCAATTCTTCAAGGTTCATAATAAAATCTCCAGTTATATACTATAATTATACTACAAAAGCAAATTTATAGCAAGTTATGGAGCTGCAAAAGTGTAGTAGGAGAAACGGAATGTTGCTTCACCTTGCAAATAAGGCACATCCGAGTTAGTTGATTCAAAGTCCAAAGACTCAAGAGAGATTGGAAATAGATCGTTGAAAGTAATAATCTTTACAGGATTATTTGTGTTGTTCAATACTTGCATAGTTCCAACAGAGTAGTTAGATGACAAGTTACCAATAACACTTGCTTGCGATGTAGAAATGTAATTGATATATTGTTGATAACTTTGCGGGAATCCCAAACCAATTAACCAGTTATATACAGCAATGTAGTTGTCCATGTTTTCATCAACAAGGAAACGAACCTTTAACAAATCGTATGTTAAATGGTCGCCTGGAATTGGCATATTAGCAAATGGGTTAGCCAATACTGGATCTCCAAATGTAATGCCTGGAATCTGAACTTGCTGACAGAAGAATTCTACTTCTGGTAGCGAAGCGATTGTAAATTTAAACCCATTCGGTGAGAGTGGATTTGTGTTTGTTGGTTTTGTTAATGTTATGCTCATACACTTATTTATATGAAAAAAAGGGAGACATTTCTGTCTCCCTTAAACACCGCTTCTTAATGTCGGCTTAATTCATAACCAAGCCGAATTCAAGATTACATCAAGTTAGTAACAGCTACCTTACGGTAGTAGTAGTTAGTACCTGATTGTAGGTTAGTGTTGTTGCCGTCCAACTGAACGAATGGGTTAGATACTAGACCGTAACGAGTCTTGAAACCAATCTTTGGTTGGAAAGTATTTGGATCAACTGCACGAACCAATTGTAATGGAACATATGGGCAGTAGAAAATACCAGCGTCAAAAGCAGAAGTACCTTTGTAGCCAACAGTAAAGAACTGAGTAGCTGATTGGTTAGCAGAGAATGGGTCAACATAAACTTTGTAACGACCATTCAATACACCAGCAAAAGTAGTGCTAGCTTCGTCAACATTTAAGTTAGTAGACAATGCTGGAGCATAGTCAAGAACACCAGCCATAGCCAAAGCAGAAGCAACATCTGAAGAACAGATGATGAAGTTACCTTTACCACGACGAGTTTGTTGAGCGATCGCATTAGCTTCGCGTTCGATTTGGAACAAGAGTCCTTTGAATTTCTCAACAGACCAACGACCATTTGAATCAACATCAAGGTCAAAAGTACCAGCAGTAGCAGTACCAACTTGAGCACCAGTCTTAGCTACATTGTAGATAGTACGGATAACTTCACGGTTGATTTCAGCAAGGATTTCTGTTGAAAGAATGTTAGACAATTCACCTTCAGCGTCAAGACCATGAACTGATTTCAAGTCTTGTGCTAATTCAACAGTGTATTCTGCTTTCAATGCACGAGTTTGTGCAGTTACAGAAGTTTTCTCGATAGAGAAAGCCATTTGATTGAAAGTAGAACCACCTGAATCACCTAAATCTTCAGCAGTAGCAGTAGTCATACCAGTACCAGTAGTATAGCTACCAGAAACAGGGTTATGACCAGCAGCAGAACCAGTTCCAGCAAAGCCAGTATCAGCTTCGTTGAACAATGCTTCAGTACCGTTTTGAGCAGAGTAGCGTGACTTCATAGCGAAGATCAAGCCAGTTGGTTGAGTCATTGGTTGTACACCGCAAACATCATAAGCGATCATTTGTGGAGCAGCACGGCGAACCAAGCTGATCAACACTGGATCGTAACCAGCAACAGTACCAGTAGAAGAACCAGATCCGCCTAATGCGACACCAGTTCCGCCATTGTTAGCAGCGATAGTTTCGAACAATGCTTCTGCTTGCTTTGCGCCTTCGCGTTCTTGGTTTTCCAAAAGAACAGCAGTAACTTCTTTACGATAGTTGTCCTTGATTGATGGCATTGCGCTATGTTCAAGGATTGGTGCCCATTTCTTTAATAGGGCTTGACGGTCTTGAGTAGACATTTTTATTTCCTTTTTATTGTTTAAATTTGTCGAGGACATCAAGATACTTCTTAACAGAAGGATCGATAGGTGCTGCCTCAGTTAGTTGCTCAACAGGTGTATCAGTAACAGCAGATTTCACAGTGGAAACAGCTGCTTTTGATTTACCAAAATAATTTTCACGGATAGTCTGTAATTTTGTAGCATATGTATCTAAATCTTCGTAGCTCAACTCTTCAGCAAGAGCAGCGAATTTTTCAACTTCAGTATCAGTTAATCCATCAGCAGTTTCAGCGATAGCTGTAACACGCTTCTGTTCATTAACAACTTTAGTCAATTCAACATTTGCTTCTAATTGTTCATCAAGTTTAGCTGCTACTTCAGATAATTGTTCTTGTAAATCTGCCAATACATCAAACTTCTCTTCTGGAACTTCGATATAGTGTTCAGCAAATACAGACTTCATACCTTCAATAAAGCTCTCCATGATTTCAGACTTCATACCAGATTCAAGGGCTAACTCATTCTCTTGCACCCACTGCTCGACAATATAGCCGAGATATCCATCAACTTTTTCAACAAGACCCTCTTTGATACTTTCAACTTCTTCTTGCAGACGAGCTGCATAAGATTCTTCTAAACGAGCAGTTTCTTCAGTAATACGAGACATAACTGCTGCTTCAAAAATTGTAGCTGCTTTTTCTTTGAAACCTTCTGGGAGGTTTTCGCCTTTAGTCAAAGCATTGATATGATCATCATACTTGAATGGAGTAGTGTGATGAACTTCATGTTTGTCAGCGAAACCATCTAAGTGGCTCTTCTCAGCTGCTTCAGCGTGTTTGTTTGCTGGATTGTCACGGCTGTGGTCTTTAGTTCCTTCTTCGCCTTCTTCTTGCTCTTCAGCAGAATTACGCTTGTTGTCAGGATTCATACCATCAACTTTAGTGTGACCATCAGTAAAACCTTTTAAATGGCTTTCTTCTTTTCCTGACTCATGCTCTCTAACTTTATTGTTAGCGCCATGCTCAGCACCCATTTCTTTTACTTCTTCGGAAAGTGCTGTTTTCTTTGCTTTTGATTCAGCAAGGATTTCAGCGATTTTTTGTTCGATTGACATCTTGTTATCTCCTGTAACTGGATAAGTTCTATGTAATTATTTATAAATTACCTGATTTTACTCAGGAAATTTTGAAACTCTCTAATTTGAGTTTCGGCTAATTGTCTTGAAGAAACCTTTTTAATTGCTCGTTTTGCTTCTTCGATATGTTTTTCCACAAACTTTCCATCAACAAAAACCCATTCTTTGCCTTCCATAATTCCACGCACGAATGCGTCTGGGGCAGATGGGTCAGCTACGATATCCGCAGCTGTAGACAACATAAAGTCATCTTGAACAACCTGAACACCATCAGAGTTTTCCTGAAGGGATCCCATTGCTCTACTTGAAACGCCAAGATTTGCACCACCTTCTAACAAACCACGAGCAATATTACCCATAGGTGTTTCTAGAATCTTTGCTTTTCCAATCCAATTTGTGCCTTCTTTGCGTAAAGAAGTAATCATATGAGAAACACGATCTAAGTTAATAGATGGGTTTTCTGGATGACCAAGTTCGCCATAGGCA